AGTAAAAGAATTAGAAGAATGGGCAGAAAGCATCACTGAAATAAAGGATGATGTAGAGGAAGGCGGCTACGGATACGAAAAGAAAGAAGATGAGACTACAAAGACATTGGCAAAACCTGCCGATGAAATGTTAGACGAAGCACCTGGGGCTATGACATTAAAGCACAATCAAGATACAGAGAAATCTAATCTGGCAGCGTTTGATTTGGCTGAAGATGATATAGACGAAGGCTCTGCTGATGAACCAGTATATCCAGATGATGATGCAGATGACAAACGTTTTGATGACATAGATGATGTAGAAGAAGGTCTAGACGCTAATCAAAAAGCAGCCGGTCAATTAGGACCAACTGAAAAGGTTGGACCCAAAGGCGCTGTTGGTAAATTAGTTGGCGCAAATGAAAATCATGAATTGGACAATATGAAACGTTTGGCTGGTCTATTCTAATTTACCCAATACACAATAAAATAATATATTTTGCTCAACATCAGGGCATAAGTAATATTGACATAGGATGACATTAGTATATAATGTTATCATATGTTAGTTGTCTCCGACAACAAAACATTAAACACATTTAGGCTCAACATAGGCATTTTTAAAGGAGATTATACTATGGCAAATCTAGCAGATATCCGCGCCCGTCTAGCGGCGCAAGAAAGCAAAAAAACAAATCAGGGTCAACGCACCCAATCAGATAACGCAATTTATCCACACTGGAATATGGAAGAAGGTACGACTGCTACCATTCGTTTCCTGCCAGATGAGGATTCAAAAAATACATTTTTCTGGGTAGAACGTCAGATCATCAAACTTCCATTCAATGGTGTCAAGGGTGATCCAAATATGAAGCAAGTGGTTGTACAAGTTCCATGCGTAGAGATGTATGGTGATAATTGTCCCGTGCTTGCTGAAGTTCGTCCTTGGTACAAAGATGATACGCTCAAAGAGATGGCTAACAAGTATTGGAAGAAGCGTAGTTATCTGTTTCAAGGCTTTGTTCGACAGAATCCAATCGGTAACGATGTGACTCCAGCGAATCCTATTCGCAGATTCGTCATCAGCCCACAGATTTATACTATCATCAAGTCAAGTTTGATGGATCCAGATATGGAAAACATCCCAACTGATTTCTTGAGTGGTACTGACTTCAATGTTAAAAAGACTAGCAAGGGTGGTTATGCTGACTATTCTACTTCAAACTGGGCCCGTCGTGAAAGCCCACTAACTGAAGCAGAGCAGGCTGCAATCGAGGCTCATGGTCTCTTTAATCTAACTGACTTCTTGCCCAAGAAGCCAAGCGAAAGCGAGCTCCGTATAATCAAGGAAATGTTCGAGGCTTCAGTAGATGGTAAGCCATATGATGCTGACAGGTTCGGCGCATATTATCGTCCATATGGTCTTGAGGCTCCGGCGGGTGCATCTAGCGCTCCACATGTCACTCAGACTTCTACATTGACTATAGGTAAAAAGGTATTAGCAGAAAGTCATAGTGACACATCCGAAATTCAAGATGAGGCTCCTGCAAAGGCAAGTGAACCAGTTGTAGTTCCTAAGAGTACTTCCAGCGACAAGGCTCAGGACATTTTAGCGATGATCCGTAGCCGTCAACAGAAGGCTTGATTTAGATTGGGGAGGCTAGTCCTCCCCACTCTATCTTTTTAGGAGAACTACCATGACACTACCAGACGAAAGATATCGCGCATTAAAGCAGGGTAAAAAGTTATTAGAAGAACTTTGTGATCCGGGCAAGACCCCACGTGTACCGTCTATTGTCCGTGATCGTGCCCGTGGTGCATTACGACACTATCCAAATGATTATGAACTTGATCGTATCGCGGATAGTTGTCCTGATATACTTGACAAAATAGCATTTAATGATAGACTATTACGAAAGAATATTTTTAAATAAGGAGGGCTTGTGGCCAAACCATTTGATGTTAGTAAATTTAGAAAAGATATTACCAAAAGTATTGAAGGTCTTAGCATTGGTTTCAATGATCCTACTGATTGGATCAGTACTGGTAACCACGCTCTCAATTATCTTATTAGCGGAGATTTTAACAAAGGAGTTCCACTAGGTAAGGTAACTGTATTCGCAGGCGAACCCGGTTCAGGCAAGAGTTATATTTGCTCAGGTAACCTTGTAAGGCATGCTCAACAACAGGGCATTTTCGTTGTATTAGTTGATACAGAAAATGCATTAGATGAAACTTGGCTAAAGGCGCTTGATGTTGATACTAGTGAAGATAAGTTATTAAAACTCAATATGGCAATGATTGACGATGTTGCTAAAACTATTAGCGAGTTTATGAAGAACTATAAGACATTGCCAGCAGAGGATAAGCCCAAGGTATTGTTCATAGTTGATAGCCTTGGTATGTTGTTGACTCCAACTGATGTCAATCAGTTTGAAGCAGGCGATATGAAGGGTGACATGGGTCGCAAGCCCAAAGCATTGACTGCTCTTGTTCGTAACTGTGTGAACATGTCTGGTAGTCATAATGTTGGACTTGTAGCCACAAATCATACATATGCATCACAAGATATGTTCGACCCAGATGACAAGATCAGCGGTGGTCAAGGCTTCATCTATGCGTCAAGTATCGTTGTCGCTATGAAGAAACTTAAACTCAAAGAAGATGATGAAGGTAACAAGATTACCGAAGTGCGTGGTATTCGCAGTGCTTGTAAGGTCATGAAAACACGATACGCAAAGCCATTTGAAAGTGTACAAGTAAAGATTCCTTATGAGACTGGCATGAATCCATATAGCGGCTTGCTTGATTTATTTGAGAAAGCCAATCTATTGACTAAAGAAGGCAATCGTTTATCATACACGACCAATGACGGTGAGATCATAAAGTTCTTCCGTAAAGGCTGGGAAAGTAATGAAGACGGATGCCTCGACAAAGTAATGTATGAATATCAAAATAAACAGCCAAAGATAAGTAATACGAATTCTGTCGTGGAGGAATAAAGACAATGAGTATTAATATCGTTGCTGAGGTTTGGCGCGCTTTGAAGTTTGAGATTGACGGATCTAATCATCCGGATGCTGCCGAAGCACTAGTGAATATATTGATTGAAAATGATTTTGAGCCTGCAGAAATTAAAGAAGCATTTCGTAGAGACACACAAGTGATGCAGGCGCTGCGTGACTACAATAGTCAATTCGAAGAAGAATATGAAGAAGACGAATACGAAGAGGATGAAGACAGCGAAGACGATGAATGGTGATAGATGAATTGGTATACCAAGATAACATCGGATCTGTCTGCTATCCCTGACTTCATAGGTCATTTTGAAGCAGAGTTAGAACAAGCAAAATGGGATTGCCGGGTAGGCGGAAAAGTAGAGAAAAACATCTCTAATCTACCCGGTATAACAGAACAACGTTTTAATCAATTACAAGAGATTGAGGCTGTGTTAAACTATCTTAATATCCAACTGCGCAAACTACGCAGAAAGTATTTTCAAAAGTATTTAGAAGGGTATAATAGAGCCTTGACAAGCCGTGATGCTGAGAAGTATACCGACGGCGAAGATGAAGTTATAGATTTTGAAGTATTGATTAACGAAGTAGCATTACTAAGAAACAAATGGCTTGGTATCATGAAAGGTCTTGATAGCAAGCAATGGCAATTGGGTCACATCGTGCGGCTACGCACAGCCGGCATGGAAGACGTTACAGTGAGTTAAAAATGGGAACTAGTTCAGTAGCATCGGTACATAAAATCTCAACGAAAACTTTGGACGAAATTTTGCTTCAGTTACATGAAACAAAGAAAAAAGATGTCCTAAAGTTTTTTGGTGAAGACATATTGACAATCAGTTGTTGCATACAACGATTGACAGTAAATAGCCCTATAAAAGCTAGATTTACTCGCTGCTTGGATACCTTTGATATAACATTAATCACTGATCTAGATAGAAAAAAATCTGAAAATATCCGCAAATACTATAATGATAAACTGGTAGTATTGATGTTGAAGGGCCATGAATTTACAGACTTTCGCAAAGATTTACATAAATTTTTAAATAGCGATGGCAATAAAGTGCTTGAAAGTATGTATGGTCTTGTTTACAGGCTTCCATATTTTTATGACTATGATAAATCTATTGATAGTATATTTAAGACTAGTTATTTTAAAAACACTAGACAAATAGATATGACTAGTAATTTATTCCGCAGGTTGAATTTTATAAAGAGGATTGAGAATATACGCAAGTTTATAAATCATATAGAGTATTGGTTCGAAGACCAGTCACTAAATAAAGTGATGTTTACTATAGATATCAATAATCCGTTACTTCCATTGTTAGACAATTATATCAATAATAATACAAATATCAATGTCAAGGGAAGATACTATGAAATGAGCAAAGACCATAAAGAGTATTATAAATTAGAGAAATGGTCACTACAATGAACGAAAGAACAGTATCAATGATATTGGCCTTCCTTCATAACAAAAAATCAAAGTTATTTTCAAATGTGCAGACATACCGGCAACATGGCTATTGCCCCTTTATCTGCATTAGATTTTGTTATAGCGGTTTAAATGTTGATGTATATGTTTATAATTCTACATTCATAAAACTTAAAATAAATGATGAACCATATACAATATGTGATGGCATATCATCTTTCCGCGATACAATTTACAATCTTGACAACTATAATTACGGGCGCGATTACTAAATATATTGATAGGATGAATAAATGATGATACAAAAATTTAACACGCTTCCTGAATTGATTGCAAATTTAGGCCCAGTAGAATCTAAACTATATGATGAATTTGGCAAAGATGACTATATGTTGCTAATGGACCTTTGGGCTAGCGTAGCACAGAACCAGTTTGATGAATGGTATAGTAATACTGAAACTGAAGTTGCTGAAAGGGCTATCGAACTTAGTCAAATCGCTAGCCAGATTACAAAAATGTATGAAGGCAAGAATTTACTTCATTGATATCAAATTTATTTCTACAGGCCTTAAATTCATAGCAATATTTATAAACGACGGCATCGTAAGTTGTTGTTTTTAAACAATATTTTATAGGCTTGACATTACACCCACAATCCGTTACACTAGACATATTATTAATACTCTTAGGAGAGTGATATGGAACAGCGTCATGGTGGTCTTTATGATCGTGGTAGCGCAGACAGTTATTATGGCCGTCCCCGTCGCCCGCATTATTTTGTAGGTGCTACATATACTAGTGCTGAAGTCACGGAGTTGACTACGGAACAGATTGCCGAGTATAATCGTGGTTATGATGACAACGAGCGTAACGGCGACAAGAAGGATTGGGGTTGATATGTCTAAATTTTTAGAATTTATTCTTGCTACTGCCATAGGCAGGCTTGTGTTGGCTGCTATGTTTATTTCAAGCCTTTGGATCTATAGTTTGATTGAAGCATAAAATGGGATTCTTTAGTTATCAATGTGCCAAATCACAGAAGCCTGTGATGAACATCTATGCAGTTGGCAATGGACCATATGCATTTAGTAGCCGAGTTGTAGTATTATTCAAGAACGGTGATCGCATTAGCGGCTCCTATGATGGCTATGGGCGTGTAGGCGGAGTTGAGTTAGTAGATTTTCTAGATAGTGATTTTAAGGTGGTTATCTCAAAATACTATAACGGCGAATCGTTCGACCAATTAGGGCCTAACAAGCATGAGCCGGGCCAGGGTTATTTTTATAGTGACGAGGATCTAGAGGAGATTTTCAGTAATGGCTAAGTTAAGAGGTAAAATTGTGACTAATCGAAATGTAAAGCGTGTTATAAAGAAAGTTGTTAATAAAGCGTTTCAGTTTATTTGGCAACATAAATCAAGAGACCCTAATATTCTTTATCCCAAAAATGAGATGAAGCGTGTCAAGGGTGTACACAATGAAATTTCATTTGCTGATCGTGTGAAGGAACTCGAAAAGGACCCGCGATTCGCACCTCTTGTACGCAAGATTCAAAAGAAGTTTGCGGGCAAACTCAAAATGTCTGATCGCCCCAATTTTAAATGGGTACCTATCAGCCTAGTTGTAATTGATCTTGATATTCAACGAGATATCATTATTGAACATTTGCTTGAAATTTTAGACAACTTTCATCCTTGGCGCATCAGCCCGGTATTCGCTGTTAAGGATCCGGGCATAGAAAAGTATCATGCGTGTGATGGACAGCATAACACAACTGCTCAAATGGTTTTGTATGCGGCTCAGATTTGGGCTGATATGACCGGCGAAGAAATTATGGTTCCGGTGTGGTTTGTTGAAACTTCTGATCGTAGTTTTGCCCGCGACTTGTTTACTTTTGTAAATGGTAAGGGCCGTCGCAATGTTGATGATTACACTATGATTCGTAACGATCTATATAAGATCCGTATTGACGGCAAAACCGAAGAAGACGATCCCGAAGCATGGGCCAACCATATTAAAGTTAAGGCTATAGAAAAAAATAATTGTACCCTTACAAAGAAGGGCGATAAAGACAATGATGGTTTAGCCGGATCTACAACTCACATCGCCGCGGTAATAACGCGGTCTGAAAAAGTGTTAGATCATATTACTGCCGAACATGATCTGTATTTTCCAGAAGAACCAATACATAATACTGAATATGGTTTCTTTGAAAGTTTCTATAAAGAATTCATTGAGACTAAGGTTTATAAAAACCGTAATGATCCAGGCTTCCGTGAATTCATGGATGAAATCATGGGTACCTTAAATAAAGGGTTTTGGTCTATGAAGAATCTTTCGACCCAGACAGGTAAGGCATGGGACAGTCATTATAAAAGCAAGCACGGTTCATTAGCAGATGTTCCTAGCCCGCCCTTTAGTGTCCCAGCAGGCATTGTATGTCGTGCTTATGTGCGTAATGGTGGTACTCATCAAGTGCTTGAAATTGCCGAGACTGGTATCTTAGCAAAGCCTGATATCTATGATTTTTTAGAAAACTATATTTTAGAACGGTATAAGTAATGACTACTCTACTGGACAAATTTACAACGGGTATATACCTAATCAAAACTGTACATAAGGTGCCGTTGTTCTTTGGCTCAGATGAGTTTGTACATCTTGATGGTTGGGGTAGAACTACCCATGAAGAAAAACGAATCAAGGCATATATAGGTCATACAGGCTGCGCACAGCAATTTGGTGATCTATATTATGGACCTACAGACTTTATGGAGGATTTAGAAGATAGTCGTAAGTCTTTGCAGGCTCATACCAGTATAAATGTAGGTCGTTGGACATGGGAATGGGTTGATCCTAAAAGTGGTATTACATATACCGATTTAAAAAATTGGTTCGAGAGTAAAATGAGGACTGCCCCTTGCCCGATATATCGGGTAAAGTCTGACCATATGCCATACGGTCCTTTTACAGGGAATCATATGTTCAATATTGTAGATATTTGTGCAGATCCGACTAGATTTTTAGAACCTGTGTAAGTTGTTGTTTTTTAACAACATTAAGGCGTTGTAAGTTGTTGATTTATAACGCCTTTTTTCAACGGAAAAAAGTGAAAAAAGTGGCGAAAAAGGCTTGACTCTGGGACAGATTGGGCGCATAATACATACATGATGAACGAACGGACGAAAACTATGAAAATTAAGTATTTTGGTATGTTCACAGATGAGGGCAATGCCCTAGTCTGGGGAATGGTCGAGACTGCTAAGAGGGCAGACCTTGATTGGAGAACTGTCGTAGATATGCTTTATGATGTGGCTTGCCTAGACGGCTTTGAAGAAGCAAGCGATACTGCGGTTCGTGAAGCGGTTTTCATGGAACTACAGAATAAAGTCGATGCTGAGGCTTGACATTAGTCCAGCAAGGCACTATAATAGTTATATTGTTTAGTTAATTGACGGAGTGAGATTTATGTCAGTTGTGCGTATCCTTAATGGGTCTTATCGCGGCACTAGTGTTGTCAACACCGAATTCAAATTGGTGAAGGGCTTCCAGTCAGGTAAGAAGGGCAACTATGTTACAGTTCGTAACGAGGGTCAGTTTGATATCGCTATCGATACTGTAAAGGTTAAGGTAGACTCAATGAGCGATTTTGAGTTTGTAGGCGGCGAGCCTGCTCAGGCAGTTGCTACTCCAGTAGTCGATATGCAGGTCGAGACCGATGAACAGGCTATCGAACGCATTCGTACCCGATTTGCGATTCTTGATGAGATGTCGGCTGCTACTACTAAGGGCGGTATTCGCGCTATGATCGTTAGCGGTCCCCCGGGCGTCGGCAAGAGTTTTGGTGTCGAGCAGCAATTAGAGAAGGCTGCTATGTTTGACAAGATCGCAGGCAAGC